CCGCGAAGACCTAAGGTTAGAGGTGTAAGAAAAATATTTGTTACGATAGAGGAGGATGTAGCTGCTATCTTGGATAAGAAGCAATCAGTATCATTATATGTCAATGAGGCTATAAGATTCTATCACGGTAACCGACATTAATTGCCGGTTATCTATTTCTTAAAATCAAGAGCCTGTTGCGGATTAATTTCCGTGGCAGGCTCTTTTTTTTGTCATACAAAATAAAGGTTAGTTTGATAATCGGGTAATCCAAAACGTGTAATTAAAGGATTAAAAAAGGATTGAACTTAAATTGTTTGTATAATGAGAAAGGAGACAAAAGAAAACATTCAGTATTCAACTGCCGTGGGGATGCTTGTACTGGGAGCGTCCTTGGCTGTGGCTGGCTTTGTATGCTCGGAACCTATGGGTCAGATACACGACAGTGTATTGTGGTTGTTTGCTCAATGTCTGTTGTATGCCGGTAGTGTTTTTGGCATCAGCATTTATATTAACAGCCGGTTTAATAATTTAATAGAGCAATTAAAAGAAAAGGAGGGAAAGAAATGAAGAGTTTACCAAGAGGTTTGAGAAACAACAATCCGGGTAATATCCGAATAACAACGGATAAATGGCAGGGATTGAGAGAGAAACAGACAGACAAGGAGTTTTTTCAGTTTGTAGAAATGAAATGGGGTTATCGTGCTTTAATCCGTACATTGCAGAATTACAGAAGGAGACACAACTGTGTTTGTATTGCAGACTTTATTACAAGATGGGCCCCACAGACAGAGAACAATACAGGGGCTTACATCAGACGGGTATGTCAGGATATGCAGGTACCTTCAGTATATGTTCCGGACATTGAGGATAAAGATACGATGTGCTCTTTGGCTGCTGCTATATCTTATGTTGAGAATGGTGTTCCTGCCGTAATGGAGGATATCTATAAGGGATGGGATCTGCTATGAAACTAAGGATCTATATATGGATTGCAGTAGGGATAGCATTGCTATTGCTGTTTGGGTCATGCCGGAGTATAAGGTATGTTCCGGTAGAAACAATAAGGACTGACAGTCTTTATCTTACCGTACATGAACGTGACTCCATCCACATTCAGGATTCTGTCTATATAAGAGAGAAAGGCGATTCAGTAATCGTTGACAAATGGCATATAGTCTACCGTGACAGGACAATTCGCGATACAGCCTATATAGAGAAGGAGAAAGAGGTAGGGGTTCCCTATCCTGTGGAAAAGGAATTAACATGGTGGCAGAAGACGAAATTAGAACTAGGAGAGTTATCTATAGGTATTATATTAGTATTGCTAATCGTAGTCATTTGGCTGATAAAGAAGAAGGGAGGTGCAAGATGAGATAGAAAAATCAAGTATTATCCGCCACAGGTAGAAGTGTGGTATATAATAGAAAAACTCATATAGTAAAAGTGATTCTTTTGCGGCTTAGAAAAAAAAGAAAGCCGCCTCCTGAAAGGATTGACAGTCGGATAAGGAGATAAACACCCGTGGTGTTGTTGCGGCCTTCATTGGCAATAACAAGCACTTCGGGTGTTTTGTTTTCAAAAACCGAAATAAAAATGAAATTAGAGGAACTGTATAAGGATATAGTAGGTGTTGTGTGTGATGTTACCGGTCTTGTTGAGGCTGACATATTAGCCAGCAACAGGGAGGAATGTGCCGATGCAAGGTATCTACTGGTCATGGCGTTGTCCAAAATGCTGACTGATCATGAAATTGGCAGATTTATCAACCGTACCCGACAAGGTGTATCGTTTATTCGCTCGAACCGCCAAAAATTAAGAAAATGGACAGTTGCAAGCAATTGGAAAGTAATTAGCAAGTATATAGCAAGTAATTACTTTATCTGCAAGTGACTTGTACGGACATTTGTGAGCGGTCAATATTGACCGTAATTCCAAAATTATAAATTTATGGAAGCAGAAGTAAAGCAAGTAATTAAAGAGAAGGAGTACGTACATGATGAGAATCATGATAAGTACGCATCCAAGGGGCTTGCCGGGACAGCGTTAGGTTTCGGCATCGGTGGTGCCGTTTTGGGAGCAGCCGCACTATGGGGCCGCCGTGGTGGCATTGGCGGTGGTATGCCTGAAAACGTGAATATCAACACAGTCAGTGATGCTATTTCCGGTCGTACCGGTGTTGCTCCTACCGCTTTCCAGGCATGGGAGAAAGGTTGTGATGAGGCTTTGGCGTTAACCAACACCATTTGGGGACTTAAAGTCAACACTCAGGAGCAGATGTACGCTCATCGTGATGTGGATGTTAATGAGAAATTCCAGATTTGGAAATCTCAAGTGGACGGAGATTTTGGTTTGTATAAATCCATGCGTGATTTGTACGATGTACAGACTGACAAATTGAATACAGCCGCATTCGGTTTGTACAAGGGGCAACGTGATCTTTACGACACATTGAACGAACGCTATTCTGCCAAGTTCTGTGAGCTTGACAAAAAGGTCTATGGAATGGAAGTGGCCAATCTGTACCAAAACAAGATTATACAGATGGGTATGGAAAGTGTCTTGAAAGAAAGCATGTGCTACACGGACAGAAAGACCTGTCGTGCAATCTATGGCGTAGTGGGTTTACCATCAACCCCGACAGTGACAGTGCTGGAGGGGGCGAATCCTTACGGATGCAATTGCCGTACTCAGACAAGCGCAACACCAAGCGCATAAGGAAGAGTAAGAAACGTTAGTGGTAAGCCCCTTCGGGGGCGATGCCACTTTCTTTATTTAACCACTAACAAAAAAATTATTATGGGAATGTTTGAAAGCGATCCATTATTATCTACGGGAAGAAGTCTGGAAAGACTGGCGCAAGAGAATGAGGCTTATACACAGAAGCTTCAGGCATTAAAACAGGTGCCGGGTATTACATCGCCCCAACGTGTATCCACCCCAACTCCAATATGGGATGAGATAGACCGTATTGTTTCATCCCTGAACGATCAGGAGCGGGCTGTTCTTAACAACAACAAAGAATACTACGATAACAGCATAGCTATTCAGGAGATGGTTAATTCCGAAGTCCTTCTTCTTGTCAAAGGTAAAATAGAAGGGTCTGCGGAAGGAAAGGCTATATTGGAGCAGCAGCTATCGTTTGTCAGAAGAACATCAAAGATAGCCAAGGAGGAAACAGCGAGAAGGGATGCTTTATTCCGCGAATACGTTACGGAGCATAGCGATATGACATGGCAGGAGTTTATTGACTGGAAAAACGGGAAACCGCAACAAAAATCTAAGAAGTAATGGAGGTTAAGAAGAATATAACAGAACTGAAGGACAAGCTAGCTGACTCATTGCAGCTATGGATTGACGAGAGGATAGACGGGCTTGTATTGAATAATCCTCAATTAAAGGTAGCATCTGTGTATCTCAAGAGAGGGGCGAAGAATTTTCTTGCAAAGCAAAAGGACGGGATAGGTGACATGATAGATAATGCCGCTTTGTTTTTGTGTGATGAGGATGGCAATGTGGATGCGGATTTACTTTTTAACGATATGCTTTCCATGCTTCGGGAGATGGAAGAGATGCCATTTGGTAAGGGCTTTATCCGTGGGACCATAGGAAAGGGTAGTATCCGTTTTGCGCTTCCGGACAATCCGATAACAAGCATTTTATTTGGCAAGACGGGTGCGATTAAGATAACCGATGCGGATTTGATAGAATTAAAGAAATTGCTAATAGAATAGGATTAATCAAAATGATAGCATAAACACTGTTTTGCTGTTACAAAGTGACAGGAAAAAGCACTTAAAATTTCCGGCAAAATGTCAGAACACCTCCGATGAAACAAAACAAAATGTAACTTTAATATATTTGAATATGGAATACAAGGATTTAATTAAAAACGCAAAGGCTAACGGTGTTGCCTCTGACAAGGCAATGTGGCAGAGCGTGGACGGTCTTAGTGACATGCTGTGTGTGCTGAAAGAGGAACACCCAGCAATGTATTGGGAGTTTATGCGCAAGCAACATTCTATCTTGTACGGTCCGCACTACGATAAAAATTTTGCGGAAATGGATATTGAGAAAATCCGCTATACAGGTCCGGGCGGCGAGAAGAAGATAGGTGCCCATTGGAGTGCTGACCAAGTGGAGGACGCTACCAAGAACCTGTCTTTCCCTTCTGGTACAACTAAGTGGGATAAGTACGTAGCTTTTAATAGCTTTTATTCGGATCTGTGCTCTATCTATGACGAATCGCAGATCATCAAGGGTGCTCATAAGTTTTACTTTGCTGACGAGGATGGACCACAAGGTAAGATATGGGAGTATATGACCGCAATGCAATATGGATCGTAGTATAGACATATTGCTGGATCAGTTGGACGATAGGAGCCATTTTGATTTCTGTCGCCTGCTGGCTGTTGTATGGTGGAATATGTACTAAAAAATAGTCCCCGATAGATGAAAATCGGGGACCAAATTAGGGACCGTTTACGGCAGTGTTTGAAAGGTTTTGATAGTAATATCCCCGTTCAAAAGCCATCTAGAAGGCATTAGAACGGGGATAACAGGTTTAACCATTGATATTTCGATTCTCATCGGGTGTACAA